GCCGCGATCCGGGCGGTGGCGCCGATGGGCGCGAACCCGGCGTGACACGTCGGGCAGCGGTGGCGCACGACCGGCCGAACCGGCGTCATCGCCGGCATCCCCTCGAACGCGAGGCCGAGCACCTCGCCACGCATCAGGGGAGCCTCATCGGCATGATGACGGTCAGGGTCGAATCGCCGTCCACCGGCGAGACGGTGAACGCGTCGAGCGCGCCGTTGGTCATGATCGCCACCTCGTCGCCGTCGAGCGCGAGCAGCGCGGTCCGCAGGAACCGCGGATGCACGCCGATGACGGCGGGCTTGCCGCTGGTCGTGGCGTCGACCTCGTCCAGCGTGTCGCCGTGGTCGGGGTGGGTCGCGTGGATCGACATCGAGCCGTCGCCGATGGTCAGCTTGACCCCGTGCGTCGACTCCTTGCTGTCCTTCTCGACCATGACCACCGCGCGGGCCAGCGCGGCGATGAGCTCGGCGCGGTTGACGACGGTGCGGCTCTTGTTCTTCTGCGCGTGGTCGACGACCTGGCCGTAGGGCTGGTACGTCATGTCCATCAGCTTCGCGGCGACCGTTGTCGACCCGACGCGGACCATGATCACGTTGCCGTCGAACGCGACCTCGGCGCCGTCGGCGTCCTTGAGCGCCTCGCGGATCGCCTTCGCACCCCGGGCCGGGATGATGACCGACGCGCGGGCGGGCAGGCCGAGGTCGCAGTCGGTCCGCACGAGCCGGTTGCCATCGGTCGCAACCATACGCGCCGACGTAGCGCCCATCTCGAACAGCACGCCGCAGAACGCGCCACGCGACTCGTCGAGGGCGACGCAGGGCAGCGCGCGGCCGAGCATCGCGGCGAGGTTGGCGGGCGAGCACGCGGCGAACGTGGACTCGTCCGGGTTCGGCGTCTTGGGGTAGTCGTCGGCGCGCTGGCCGTTGATGCGGCTCGTGCTCTTGCCGCACTTGACGGTCAGGAAGGATCCGTCGCGGCCGAGGGTCACGTCGCCGGACGGCAGCGCGGCGATGACCTGCGCGAGCCGCTTGGCCTCGACGCAGATGGTACCGGCGTCCTTGACCGCGGCGGGCAGGGTCGAGATCGACGTGACGTTGAGGTCGGTGGCGGTGACGACGAGCGTCTTGCCGACGGCGCGCAGCCGGGTGAAGCCGCAGAGCGGGTGGGTCTTGCCGTCGGCGATGGAGGCGGCCTGCGCGGTGACTTCGGCGAGGACGGAGCGAGCGATGGTGAGGTTCATCGGATGGTGCCTTTCAGGCGACGGAATCGAAGAGGGAGGGTTGGCGGTCGTCGACATGCACCGCGGCGGCGAGGTTGCGGACGGCCTGCTCGTAGTAGGAACGCTTCAGCTCGGCGCCGACGAAGCGGCGGCCCATCTGCAAGGACACGTAGCCCTCGCTGCCGATGCCGGCGAACGGCGAGAGCACGGTGTCGCCCGGGTTGCTCCACAGGTGGACGGCGCGGCGGATGACCTCGAGCTGCAACGGGCAGATGTGCCGCTCGTCGTCGTGCTCGCGGGCCGAGCGGAATTGCAGCGTGTCGCCTGGGTCGATGTCCTGCTTGCACGTCGCGAAGCCGTCGGGGTCGGTGCCGTCGAGGGTGACCCACACCGGCGAGGCGTACCGCTGCCACAGCGCGACCGACAGATCGTCGCCGTGCGTGATCGGCTCGGGGTTGTCGCCGGGCTTGCGCATCGTGATCAGGTAGTCGGCGAAGCCCTGGCGCGACATCGACGAGTCCTTGCGGATGGTCTTGTGCAGCAGGCCGAGCGCCTTCGTGCGCTGCATCGCGGTGACGGGGTCTTTCCAGATCGTGACGCGCGAGTGCTGCAACCACCCGACGGCCTCGAAGGCGCGGATGCAGTCGCCGGGGAAGTCGGTCATGCCGATGAACCCGTCGCGGCTCTTGCTCGTCGGCATGTCCATGCAGTGGAACGACGTGAGCCGGCCGGGCTTGGTCACGCGGTACAACTCGGCGATGGCGAAGCCGAACTGCTCGAAGAACTCATCGTGGTTGGCGACGTTGCCCATGTCGCGCGGGCTGGCGCTGTAGGTGTAGAGCGACGCGAACGGCGGCGAGTAGACGGAGTACCCGACCGATGACTCGGGCATGCCCCTCATCACGTCCACGCAGTCGCCGTTGTAGATGGCGTATCGGTCCGTGACCGACTGATCGATGACCTTGCTCACGCTGCCTCCTTGAGCCACGCCGGGACCGTCATCGGCACGGCGGGTTGGTAGATGTTCCACTCGCGGGTCGTGCCGGTGACGGCGGTCCGAACCGCCTCACCGACGTGCGCCGTCATCTCCGCGCCCATGCGCGCGGCGTCGGCTTCCTTGCGCCTCATGTTCGCGACGATCGGGCCGTCGGCGTCGGTGCGAATAACGTGAACGTCGACGGGCTTGGTCTGCCCGAACCGCCACGAGCGGCGGATGGCCTGGTATCGACCCTCGTAGCTGTGCGACGGCCCGACGAAGATCTGATCGGCGCAGTGCTGAAGGTTCAGACCGAAGCCGGCGACCGACACCTTCGTGATCAGCACGCGGTACCGGCCGTCGATGAAGCCGAGCAGCCGGTCGGCCTTGTCCTCGTCCTTGTCGGCGCCCGCGACCTGCACCGCGCCCGGGATCGCGGCCTCGAGCGCGTCGCCCTCGTCGTTCAGGTCGCACCACACCAGCACGGGCCTGTCGTGGTCGGCGATCTTCGCGGCGAGCGCCACGCGCTTGTCGATGGTCGCGCGCTTGACCGCGCGCTGCTCGCTGAGCGTGAGCGCGTCGTCGGCGAACAGCCGGCCAGCGGCGCGGACCACGTCAGCGTCGAGCGCCACGGCGTGGTCGTGCATCCGCAGCGGCGGAAGCGCGAAGCCGGCGTCGTCGTGGCCGAGGTCGGACGGCCGCTTGACGACCGCTCCCCACGTCGCGACCCACCGCCAGAACGGGACGACAGCGTGACCCTTGATCCGCCAGTCCTGCGTCGAGCCGCCGTCGTGGACGAAATACTCGGCCAGCATCTCGGCGCGCGACTTCACGCCGAGGAACTCCGCGTGCGTGCCGAGCTCGGTGAAGTCGTTTGGTGCGGGCGTCGCCGTGCAGCACAGCCGGAACGGCGTGGCCGCGAACGCCTCGGTCAGCCGCTTGCGCGTCGTGCCGTCGAAGCTCTTGAGGATCGACGACTCGTCGAGCACGACGCCCGCGAACGCGGACGGGTCGAATACGTGCATCATCTCGTAGTTGGCGACCGTGATCAGGTCGCCCTCGTCCTTGCGCCGGTACGCGGCCGGCACGCCGAACTTGCGACCCTCGCGCTCGATCTGCTGCGCGACCGCGAGCGGCGCGAGGATCAGCACGCGCCCGCGCATCGCGACGTGGCGAGCCCACTCGAGCTGCATCGGCGTCTTGCCGAGCCCGGTGTCGGCGAAGATCGCCGAGCGCCCGCGGCGCAGTGCCCACCGCGCGAGGTCGCGCTGGTGCGGGAACAGGTGCGCCGCGATCTCGTCCGGCTCGATGCCCGGGAACTCGAGCGCGTGCGACTTGCGCGCGATGAGCGACTCGTAGCTCACGGTGCCACCGTCGCAGCCTTAGCCTTGCGCGGCTTCTTCGGCGCGACCGGGGCCGCGACGCCCTCGCACATCGCGCGGATGGCGTCGAGCTTCGCGGCGAGGTCGGCGCTGACGGCCTCCTGCGCACGGAGCGCGGTGTCCGCGTCGTCGGCGCGCTGCTCAGCCTTGCGCATCGCCTCCTGCGCCTCGTCGCGATCCTCCTCGGCCGACTTCACGTCGGCGCGGGCGTTGTCCAGTTCGTCCTCGTAGGCCGATGCGGCGGCGATGGCAATATCCTTGCCGCAGTCGCCACAGATCGAGACGTTCGCGACGACGGCGCATTGCTCGTCGGCGGCGCACACGGCGCAGGTGTCGTATCGGGTGTCGATGGCCATGGGGCCTCCTGAATGGGTGGTGGTTGGCGCTGCGCGCCGGTGGGGAAACGTTGGTCAGTCGCCGAGGCGACGGGGCGTGTAGCCGTAGAGCGCGGCTGGCGATGAATCGGAGCCGGTGGGCAGTGCCGGGCGAGCGACGCCTGGGAGGTCGGCGACGGCGCGATCCTCGGCGGCGCCGAGCGCGAGCGCGTCGTACGCCTTCGCGAAGTGGGCGCGCTCGACCATCTCGTCCTCGCTATCGCAAATGGACACCCACCCGATGGACGCGACGACGCGAGCCACGAGCGGGTCAGAGAACTTGGGCGTCCGGTTGCGGCCGTCGCGCCCGACCGCGGCGCGGACATCGCCCCACGCATCGATGCCCGAGCGCCGCCGGCCGTGCGTGGACTCGGCGACGACGGCGCGGATCTCGGCGACCGACGGGAACCACTTGTTCGTCGCGGCGTGGCGCTTGAGAGCGGAGAGGGCGGCGAGCAAGGGAACGTCCTCGAGCATCGAGGCCCACGCGGCGAACGTGGCGCGCTGGGTCGGCGCGTCGAACTTCGACCATGCGGCCGGGTACAGCACGCCGGCCGTGGTCACGAGTTGGGTCGCTTCGGCGAGGTTCACGGCGCCTCCGTGGGCTTGAAGGGGTCGACGTAGGCCGCTTCTCGCTCGCGTTCGGCGATGATCTCGGCGGTGGCGGCCAGGCCCGTGAGCGGGCGCCCGTTGCTACGGGCGGCGTCGCGGGCGGCGAACTTGACGGCGTTGCGGCACCACGTCCGCCATGAGGCCGACCAGTCGCTAGACGGCTCGCCACGGCGCCGGTAGTTGTCGAACATCGCCGACCACTCGGCCATGTCGACGCCGCGCTCAGCGGCAAAGGCGCGGTCCCGGTCGGATGGCGCAGGGTCGGACGCGGGCGCCAGGGTCGCCGGCGCGACCGGGAGCTGCTTGCGCTGCTTCTTGCCGACCGGAGAAAGGGTC